TCCTGAAAAGAATAAAAAGAAATAAGGGTATATGCTTATTCCAAAAAAAACTAAAAAAGTTCTTTACTTTCATAACAATTGGTAGTACAATTGCTGTATTGAAATTGAGGAATATTTGTTATGATGAAGTTTGAAAGTGTTGCAAAGATTGGTGAGTACATTAAGGCGATGGACTTTATGCCGCGCGAAGGCGTCGAGGATTCGTTCGTGATCGGTAAGATCCTCCGCAAAGATTCGCGCGGTGGATTCATCGTTGAGTGTAGATTTGACTCTGAAGGTCAGCGCCTCGGCGCAGAGGTTTTCGTTCCGTTCCAGATGAGTTTCATGGAGTGGGATGAGCGTGTACAATACGTGTCTGAAGGCGCGTTTCGAAAGATCATTGGCATGGGTGGTTTATAATGGAGTATAATAATACATCAGAAATCATGGCGTCAAAACTAACGCGAAAGTGGGAATCGTTTTGTGAGGATAACAGACTTCCTGTAATGAGCGCTGACGAACTTTTGCTTGAGTTCGGCGATAATCTACCGAGTGAGATGCGGCGTCAGGTTGAGGATTTCATACAGACGTGGGAGTTCTGGGTTTGAAGCAGAAGTTTAGAAAGTAGGAGATTGTAAATGCGTTTAGATTTAAGACTCGAAGAATTATTGCGAGCATATTATACTCATTTCCCCATCGGCAAACCAACGTTGGAAACTTCACGTTGGAAAAGTTCTTCTGTATGTTGGAATGAAATTTGTAGTGTTTCGCTTACTCTTGACGACGGTCACCAAACTATGGATCGTATTCTGAGACAATTGGAAGAAGAAGGAATCAAACCGCGTGAATCCTAAGTTCAAACAATATTTCATGAAAGTCGCCATGGAAACCGCCAACCTTTCTCATGCTCTTCGTGCACGAGTTGGTGCGATTATTGTAAAGAATGGTCGCATCATTTCGATTGGGTACAATGGTATGCCCTCTGGATGGGAGAACGAGTGTGAAGATTGGGTTCCGAACGAGGGCGTGACATTTAAGGTGCATCCTCAAGATCGATCAATCTACGGTTCGTATGTCACTAAACCTGAAGTGTTACATGCTGAGGCAAACGCGATTACCAAACTGGCAAGGTCAACTGAGTCAGGCGAAGGTGCGACGTTGGTGACAACGCATATGCCTTGCATTGAGTGCGCCAAGCTGATACACCAGTCAGGTATCGTTCGCGTGGCATACAACGAAGACTACAAGGCGTCGAAAGGTTCGGGCAAAGAGTTCCTCGAGAAGTGTGGCATTGAGATTGAGCAAGTTAATCTCCCCTAAATATTTTTGTTTGGGGGTTTTATGGGACACTTAAAAGAAACCGGATACACTTACTTCAGTCATCTGAAGAGAGCATGGACTATCGCCTTTGTACTGATCGTCCATGGATTGTTTCCAAGTATATGGCAAGACAAAGCAACAGAGTTGATTAATAAGCATTAGGACTGGTAGTTCAGTTGGTTAGAATACCTGCCTGTCACGCAGGTGGTCGCGAGTTCGAGTCTCGTCCAGTCCGCCATTTTTGAGAGTAGTTATGCAAAAAGTGAATAAAGTAAACTTAGAGCGCAAGGTTCGATATATCTTTAATGACAAGAAAGATACCGACCTTGTTGACCTTGTAGTAAATCATTATGGATCTTTCATTAATGAAAGTTGGAACCTGAAAGAAGCGAAGAAATTCGATAAGATAATTGATGAATGTGGTCTCACAGTTGAACAGTTTTTAAAGAAGAAATGGAAAAGGGTAAAGAAATGAAGGTAAGAAGTTTTATTTCAACAGCAATCGTATTGACTTCTGGGTTAATCAATACGGCAACAGCAGATGATCGTTTCGAAGAAATTCGAGGTAAGTGGGTACAATGCGCTGCATGTCATGGTCCACAAGGTCAGGGCGGTATTGGTCCGGCATTGGCAGGTCAATCTGCAGATGACATTATCAATAAATTGATCACTTATAAAAACGGCAAACCCATCGGTTCGCAGTCGATGTTGATGTATCCTCAAGCGAAAGGTTTAACCGAAGGTCAAATTGGTACTATTGGTGTATTTGTACAGGAGGGATTCCCAGAGTCATGAGAGGAAAGCATGAAGTGAAGCGTCGTCGCGAAGGTGCGCTTGAGCGTCTTCAGGCGTCACAGTTTTTTGAGAAGGGTAAGCGCACCGAAGCGCAGTGGCAGAAGCGAAAGGATAAGGAGATCGAGATTCTCGAAACTTATCTTGGCATTCGTCAACCTGCTAGGAAGAAACAGGAATTCGTGGATATATTGTAACTAGGAAGCGCGGACGCGGGTTCGACTCCCGCCGCCTCCACCAAAAGCACTTCGCCATAATACAATGAACGAACGGCGTCCTAGGTTGCATGTTCGTGGGTCAGACGGTAGTTGCAAATACTGTCGTGGAGTGCTTCTGATGGGGGCGTTATGGATTCGACGGGTAACCGAAAGCAATATGGAGAATCGACCATGAGCGCGGTCGTTAAACTGGGTTCACCAAAATAGTTGCAAACGATGACAACTACTACGGAGAGTATGCTCTAGCAGCATAATTCTTTGCGGGGTGGCCACTACCTTGTTATCCAAGTGTGGCGCTTGACTCTATGAGGAGATAATGCTATGAGGAGAACAGTTAAAGCGATACTCATTGCCCCAATCGTTGTTCTTTGGGATGTGTTATACTGGGTAGTGAGAAAACTCTACGAGGGTATGACTGTCGTAGATAAAAAGGGTGAAAAAATAATTGAGAGGTTTCTAGATGAACGGTAAGCAAGCAAAGTTGTTGAGAAAGTGCGGGTTAGTTGACAAACGTGCAAAAAAACAGTATTATAGTTTGAATCATATAAATCGTGGCATGTTAACGCGTGTCCTTAGACTTCAACGAAGGCAGCAACAAACTCAGCAATGAATATCTTTTATTTAGATAATGATCCAGATGCTTGCGCAGAACAACACTGTGACAAGCATGTCGTGAAAATGTGCATCGAGTATGCACAACTTCTATCAACAGCACATCGAGTGATTGACGGTCAGGAGTGGGAAGGTCGTTCAGTGAATGGCAGGAAGATCAAACGATATTTCCTCGAAGATCCCATTATGAATGACAATGTCTACAAGGCATGTCACATCAATCACCCCTCCACCAAGTGGGTCCGCGACTCGCGCGAGAACTACAACTGGTTGTACGACATGTGGATGAGTCTCGGTCGCGAGTACACTCATCGCTATGGTCGCGTACACGAATCTGTTCGCAAACTCGAGTATTACCTCTTGCTTCCTCCTAACGGTTTGGAGCGAAAAGAGTTTACTCAACCTACACCTGCGATGGCAGCATATCCTCACTGTATTGTAGAGGGCGACTCGATTGCATCTTATCGTAACTTTTACTGGGAAGACAAGCGCGAGTTCGCTAAATGGACGCGTCGTCGTATCCCAACGTGGTGGAGGGAATATGAACGGAAAGGGTGATAAACCAAGACCATTCTCAGTTGATCAAAAAACCTTTGATAGTAACTGGGATCGAATCTTTAAGAAAGAAACTAAACCGGAGATGTGGGAGCATCTCTGTAAGCACGATGGTCCTATGAGTATCGAAAAGGGCGAACCCTGTAACTGGTGCGGAGAAACCGAGGAATGACCGAAGAGAACGTGCAAGACTTCTTGATGACCAAGAAGCGTTTCAGTATGATGGTTGAGGAAACTGTCCTCAACCTTTCGCTTTCGTATCTTGACGCAATTATGTATCTTTGCGAAAAGCATACGATTGAACCGGAGGATGTGAAGAAGTATATCTCACCTGCGGTTAAAGAGAAGTTAGAAGTGGATGCAATGAAGTTAAATTACATTGATGACAACGGCACTTCTAGCTTGCCTATTGAGTAAAAAATAGGCAATATATACTATATTCGTTATGCATTTTGTGGATAAAACTTCATACAAATTATACATTGTTAATACAAGGAACATACTATGTCTTTTGCTAATCTAAAGCGTAATCGCAACTCAATCTCAAATCTCGTATCTGCTGCAAACGTAGATAACGCCCCCAAAGATAAAAAGTCCTATGCTGATGAGCGTCAATGGAAACCAACTGTCGACAAGGCAGGTAATGGTTATGCCGTTATTCGCTTCTTACCAGCAGCAGAGGGTAACGAACTTCCGTGGGTACGTTACTGGGATCATGGGTTCAAAGGTCCAACTGGTCAATGGTACATCGAGAAGTCGCTGACTTCAGTTGGTCAACAAGACCCGCTCGGTGAGTTGAACTCACGTCTCTGGAACTCAGGCATTGAGTCTGACAAGGAAACTGCGCGTACTCAGAAGCGACGTCTCCACTATGTCGCGAACGTGCTGGTCGAATCTGATCCAGCGAACCCTGCTAACGAAGGTAAAGTATTCCTCTACACCTTTGGTAAGAAGATCTTTGATAAGGTCATGGACGTAATGCAACCTCAGTTTGCTGACGAAGAACCAATCAATCCGTTTGACTTCTGGGAAGGTGCTTCGTTCAAGTTGAAGATTCGTAACGTCGAGGGATATCGTAACTATGACAAGTCTGAGTTTGCTTCACCTGCTGCACTTATGAGCGGTGACGATAGTGAACTTGAGCAAGTCTACGAGGGTCTCTATGATCTGAATGAGTTTACTGACCCATCTAACTACAAGTCATATGACGAGTTAGCGGCACGTCTCGCTATGGTTTTGGGTGAGACACCTGCTCCGACTACGCGCCAGCAAGTTGCTCTTGAAGAAGTAGCACAACCTGCGCCAGTACGTTCGGTTGCTGCCCCTGAACCTGCACCATCAGTTGCTCCAGCAGCAATGGCATCTTCTGCGGCAGATGACGATGAAGATACTATGTCATTCTTCGCTAAACTTGCTGCCGAAGATTAATCTTCAACACTGCCAGTAGGATCAAAAACAATGCCCGTGAGGACGATTCATATTGCTATATGAGATTGAGGACTTGCCGGTACGTTTTTGGGGGGAACTTTGTTCCCCTTTTTTTTATGCCCAAGCGTCGTATCTAGAAGAGTTTTCTGTAACTGGAGACATGGTCACTGAAGGAGTTGATGCGACATTGTTCTGAGTATTGACGCTCGATGGAGCATTCGTGATGTTGTTTACTATGGTTGTGCCACTAGCAGTTACTGCATCCATGGTCCCTTGATTGACTGCATCAGTTAATGGGAACTGGTTGAGTTTAGTATTAATCGCCTCCATCGGTACTGATTTCAAACCATCACCAAAGTTCGCTGTAACATCATTTCCTGGTATTTCGTACGTCCTTTCTTCTCCGCCAGTACCGTTGTATATGTCACTCAACATTGGAATTGTTTCTGCCATGGATTCGCCGAATGCTGAGATATTCTTGTTGAAGTCTCCCATATCAACATTTGATATGTCTGTCAGTCCCAATCCAAGGTCACGTACTGCTGCTGATAGTGGTGTGAGGTTTCTTATGACTTCTGGCGGCATCGATCCAATGATTGTCAATTGCTCTGCTAGTTTTTCAAAGATAGAGTCGCGATCACCAGTACCGAACATTAGATCCAGCACCGCTTCGTTTATTTGTCGAATTGCTCCCAGACCTTCTTCTGCGAACAACATGGACATTCCTTCAGCAAGAGGAGCAAGAGAAGATGCAACCTTGACTAAGGAATCAGCATCAGTGAGCGGCATCGCCGCCAACCCTGCACCGATGTTGATCATAATATCTCGGATACCCTCACCCTTTACACCCATCCAATTTGCGATCGCTCCGACACCAGCAAATGCGCCTAAGAATCCAGCGAGACCTGCTCCAATAAGAGTAAGACCTACCGGAACACCTATTCCTGCTCCTGCTGCTATTGCCCCGCCACCTACACTAGCAGTCACACCAAGTGCGGCACCGAAAAGAGCACCTGGGACCAAAAGAGCGCCGAGAGTTTTAAGACTATCACCACTAAACGCTCCTAGACCTTCGGCGACATTAACCATTATGTCTCTGATCGTCGATCCGTCTGTGCCTAATTTCTGAGCGGCAGCACCCATACCTGCCATTGCGGTTAGGAACCCAGCGATACCAACTCCGACACCGACCATGCCTGCGGTTCCTCCGACCGCTCCTCCTACACCAAACAGAGCACCTGCCACTCCGCCAGCAGCAAGAACTGCACCAAGTTTTAGAAATCCGCCCGTTGGCATTTCGTCGAATGCTTCTGCTACTCCAACCATGACTTTCTTGAGCGCAGTCATGTCGGTGTTAATCCACTCGGTTATTTTACCTCCGGCAGCGATGGCACTCATGAACCCTGCGATACCTACGCCAAGACCTGCTAATCCTACTCCAGCACCAAGACCCTTTCCGGCAACTGATCCAAATGATTTACTAAAGGATCCTTCTTCTCGAGGTCTCGAATCAGCATTTATTGTAGCATTTAATACTGCTTCTGCTGTCCTCCTTTCTTCAGACTTTCTTTCCTTATCAATAAGATCTTCGCGTTTTTCGCGTTTTCCCATCATTGAGATTTGACTCGCGATACGTTCGTTCAACTCTTTAAGTTGGTCTATGATGTCATCTTGCGATTCAAGAAATTGCTCTGCTTGAATGTCGATCTTTTTCGAGATCGAGTCTTCGCCGTTCGATTCGTCCAGAAAGTGTGCTATTCTTGAAAGTCCATACATCATTTTACTTTTGCTCTCGTTTTATTTTTTCTTCTTCTAGCGCCTGTAATAATAGTATCATATGAATGTCACGTTCCCACGGCATCATCGCTTCTAATTCTGACAAAGAATAATTATGGTGCCGCATCAACATGAAGTTTGTTTTAAAATGATTCGTCAGATCTTCATGTGAGAGGCATACTAAAAAAAACTTTGTAGACCCTTTAACTCAATATTGTTATGCTCTCCGCAGGAAGAACAGTCAAAATCTAAATTGTACTTTACTGCAGGGATTTCGCTAAGGAAGTCTGCAATCTTTGTAAACTGTTCCTGAGTCATTGACTCAAGGAACGCAATTACATTTTCAGTCGGTTCTTCGCTGACCTCGATTCGTTCGTCTTCGGTCATTACCGTATCGATACACTTGGCGACTATGTCAAACCCTGTCGTTTCTATGTTCTCGGAGGATACGTCAAAGTCAGCATAACTTGGGTACTTCATCTCAACAGTAATTTTATCTGTTATTGAAACAAGACTCTTGCTGCTCTTTGGTACAGAACAATCAATCTCAGTCAGATCTACTGACTGTTCGTTCCCGTGACCGCAATGCTTACAGTTAGCAACTAACTTAGCAACCTCTCCTGTTGACTTCGCTCTGAGTTGAATGAAAATGTATTCAAGGTCGAACGTAGTCAAGCGTGAAACGTCAACAGTGTTATCAAGGCAAGCAGCAACTGTATTCTGTATCGCATCAATGACTTCTGTTTCGTTCTTCGACTCAGCAGCAATCAAAAGCACTTTCTCTTCTTTCACCAAGTATGGTCGAAACTTTGCCTTCTTTCCTGTTGAAGGAACAGTTAAGGTGTATTTCGGCGCTTCATTTAATATAGGTAATGCCATTATAATGTATCTCCATTAATTTAAAATATCGTAAATCTTGTTAATCGCTTTCGTCGCAACTGACGAAGCATCCAATCCAGCAGATCCGAGAATCGTTGGACTGTCAGAAACTTTCATTGGCGAACCGATCCAGTTCTTATATGCAAAATCAATAGTGACCTCGCTCACTTGATCTTTACCGTCGTCGCTCAACGTTTCTGATTGATATGACACAGGGTATGCGTTCATCAGCGCCCACTGATAGTTCGCGCCACCACCTTTCATAATATCGATGTCAAAATCCAGATCAATGTTGATTGGACCAGAACCCACAGAAATGCTGCGATTGAAAACTGGCAGTGATTGCCCCTTTTCTACTTGATATATGAACACGTTTTTCATGTACTGATCAGGGAAGGCGATAGAATAGTTTCCTTCCGAAGAACGATCATTATTATGTACGATGTTTTGTTGCCAAGTCTCGAAATATGAGCGGATTCCCTGATCGTTCAGGACACGAAAAGTCATTGACACTCTACCGTTTTGATATCCGTACGCAACGTCTTGCATATCTGGACCAACAATTCTCTGTATTGTTGCCAAAGATCTCGAAGGCAATGCTACAGACTTGCAAAGTATACCTAATTCTTGAGGTATCGCTGTTTTCCCGAACCCTCGCTCTGGCCAAGAAGGTAGCAGAACATAATAGAGACTTGACTTCGCGAGTCCGCCCTTGTCCGAGATTAACGATTTAAGATCTTCGATCGATCCTGGTCTTAATGCCATTAGATCATACTCCTAGAATCTTTGTATACCTGAGACTGCGAACCCTTGTTCCACTGCGCGACAGGAAGGAACGTAGCAATCTCCCACTCAGGTGGTGGTATGTATGCGAATTGACCTTCTACCTGTTTTGTCAGGTAGTGTTTAAAGCAAGGTTTGAAGTATTTCATTTTCGCTGTACGGTTTAGATAACTGTACGCGACGTTGAATCTTGTCGACTCATCATATTTTTTGTTGTTTGTAATGTCCATCAGCGAGTCAAGAAACTTCGCACGAAGTTCGAGCGGCAGATAGTGTAGGTTCAATCCATAGAACCCTTTCTCTGCCGGACCAACTGCGATCACCAACGGGAACGAATCCCAGTATGGCAGTTTGTCGCGCGTCTTCGCATCATAGAAGAACATGTACATCGAACCCGTGATAGAATCTGCTGTCTTTGTGATCGGATCTTCGCTCATCAATGCTCGACGATTGATCCCGCGCATGTTCTGCACTTTCTTACGGAACCAGTCGCGTGACTGTTTCGTTCTTGGTGTGATACCAGCACGGAATGCTTCATACTCTACTGTCTTGAACAGATTTGACATTTACTTTACCCTGTTATTCCTGATACTATTTATTCTTCTTTTTCGTAAAAGGTTTCAGCGGTTTCATTGATTTTGGTAAAATACCCATCTTCTCGAGTTCTTTTTCGGTCCATATCTGAAAATCCCACCCACGATCGGCGGCATACTCTGCTGCTGCCTCCCATTTATTCATATTCTTGACATAGGTGAACCCCTCAGTAATGTATCGTTTAGTGCGTTTGGCACCAGTTGGGGGTTTCGTTTCTTTGAATGGTTTGATCTCAACGAGTATCGTTTTGCCACCTTCAAGTACAATCTTCAAGTCCATGTAATAACGATGGTATCTCTTGTCGACCTCATAGTAATAAGGTATCACGACTTCTTCGCTTGACCATGACTTAACCTTGGAGTTGTCATCACACCAACGGAATGCGTTTCTTTCCCAAAGCGAGCGATAAATCACCGTGGTTGGGTCGCCCTCATACTTCTTTGGGTTCTTTACTTTGTATTTGCCTTTATATGATGCCATGATTGCCTATAAATAATTGAACAATAATCCCATGAGTATTTAGAGAGTTACAAATGCCAGATAACATTTACGACGTAAAGGTTGGAGATAAATTAACCCCAGAACAAATGAGAGAAGCTGCTGGGGTTGGTGCTAACCAAGGGGAACCAGTTGCAGAATATTCTGCAACCGATGAGCAGAACCCCGAAGCAACTGATGCGCCTGAAGAACAG